TCTTCTACTGATTCATATTCCATTCCGTTATCGTATTCATGATTACTACGGAATTCTTTTACAAAGTCTGCAATAGTATCACCATCTAAATATCTAATTAAGTCATCCAATACCTTGGCTTCTGCATTATCACCTAATTGATCAAGTAAATCATTAATTGGATCTGCAAAAGAACCTACTGCTTCTTGAACACTTTCTTTTTTAGCATCTTTATCTTTGATTGCTTTTTTCATTGGCTCTTTTTTGTCGCCATCTTTGTCCATATCTAAGAAGTCTGGTTTTGCTTTTGATTCTGCAACATCGTCATCCTGTGCTTCGCCTGTGCCACCACATTCTGCACATTCTTTATCACCATGTTTGCCTTCTCCATCACAATGAGCACAATCCATATCACGTCCGCCACCTTCTTGCATAAACTCTGAAAGTTTAGCAGAAAGTTCTGCTCTTAATTCATCTTCAAGTGCCATTGGATTATCACCACCTGATACTGGACCATGTGATTTCTTTTCTGCGCCGTCATGTCCTGTAGCAATATCTTTTGTCATAAAGTTATGATCTTGATATTTCTCATCTGGTGCATTATCCCATTCACCTTCGACAGTATCTTCTTCAGAACCACAAGGTTCCATGTCGTTCATTGGCTTGTCCATGTCCATGCCTGGCTTGTCCATGTCCATGCCCTTAGGCTTGTCACTTACAAGATCCATCATTGACATCATGTCGTCATGTGGATCAACTGGACCCATCATTGGATTCATTGCTGGTTTAATTGCAGTTGGAATTGCTTCCCCTGCTTTTGCACCTTCTGTTCCTTTTAATGCATTCATTAATTTAATAACATCTTCGGCATTATCACCGCTCATGTTTATTGACGCTGATGCCGCTTCGTTAATTGCTTCGTCCAACGCCGTAATTTTTTTGTATATATCGTTTAATTTCATTATTAACTCCCTATTGGACTTTTGGTTCCGATATTAGCAGTTGTGTCCATTTGCTTAATATCACTTGCTTCAGTAGAATACGACTCTTTTGTTGCCGCTACTGGATTATCTCTTTCCTTACGTGCTACTTCTAATTCTTTTAATAGACCCATAACTCTTGCTCCTGATACATCTTCTTGAGCACTTTCTGATTCCATTTCTTCCTTAGTAAGTTTCACTTCGTATGGTTTTCCTTGGTCAACCTCTTGATATAACTCTTGAGGTTCATTAGGACTACGAACTACAATATGTGATTGCGGTAATCCAAGTTGGTAACCTAAGTACTCTTGTAACATTTCAGTATGTGTAGGGTATGTTACTTCGCACTCGTAATAAGTTACTTCTTCGTTTTGTAGTGCAGGAAAGTCCAAAGGACGTTCTTGAATTGGTGTCTTCTTGCCTGGGCTACAATTTTGTAATCCAAACTTTCTTAAAGCAGATTCTAATTTGTCTGCTATACCTGTGTTATCACCAGCAATACCAATTTTAAAAGGATAAACCTTTCCATTGTATGCTTCTGTTAAATAATCGCTATATTTTTTCATAATTATATTTTCCCTACTAAACTATTTATCCATGTTCTTAAGTTTTTCTAATAAACTATTACGGTCTGTAACCACATATCCTTCACCAGCAACTACGCCATCTGGAGAATCACCACCATCTTTGTCTATTTTTTCCTTCTTAAGTTGTAATTCTACCATTTTAAGTTTTTTATCTAATTTAGCAACTTTAGCATCAAGGTTGGTCTTTAGCATGTTGCCTGCTACTTCAAACACTCTACCACTATAACGTGCTTCTACATTCATACCCAGGTCCATTAGGTCTTCGTATGCACTCATAGACTTTTCAGCAACTTCGTTTAGTTCTTTATCTGCTAATTCACCTAAGCCTTTTACTTGCGGTAGTGCCGCACTAATTTTATCCAACTCTGCAATGTCACGCTGAGTATTCTCATGCTCTACTATAGCATTTTTCTTTTCTACCTTAGATGCTTGTTCTTTTTCTTTTTGAACAATCTCTTTACTGTCAGGCATGTTAAGTAATTCTTCTAATTTCTTCATATTTTGGATTCCATTAAATGCTACTATTATTTAGCCTTTACGTTGGCCTGAATGGAACATATCCTTCTCTGTTACGACCCTAAAATACAAGCCTTTATCTTTACACCATGCTCTTGCGGCTTGCCATTTAGCCATGTTTAATGCAACTGCCATTTGTTTCTGTTTGCTTCTACCTGCAGATTCCATTGTTGTTTGATTATCTGGCTTAACTTCAATTACTTCTGCACGTTGTTTGCCGTTCTTATCCATGTAACTAATAAAGAAGTCTGGTACGTACACTGTTTGTTTTCCTGTAAAAGGATTTACATACGGTATCTTTACTGCTTCACTTGCCCACTTTGCAACATTGGGATTTTCATCACAGAATTTCATAAATGCGAATTCCCAACTCGATCTATATAATGGTGTTTTGCGGCCGATATACTTTTCTGGAAACTTTATGTTGTAACGTCCTTGGGCATACTTGGCCATGTTACACTCCTATGTTTCTTGCTTCGGTCCTATCTTGAACGTCGACTACTCTGTAACCTAACGTACTTATTTTTTCTCTATTGTAATTTAATACTTCAGTTACAACACTACTTAATTGTACGCTATCTGTTTTCTTAAGTGTGTCAAGTAATTCAAAAACATTTATACTATCAAGTTTTGCTTGTTGTAACATTACTGTTCCTACAGCAATAGCAGAAGTTTTTTCAAATCCTCTACTTGTAAAAAATCCTATTACAGCATCAACTTGGTTAGTAGGAAAATTAATAAAGTCAGTAAAATACTGATTATAAAATCTTTTAGTATCTGTTGAACTATCAACTGGGGTTACTTTAGGTAAGTTGCTCATTGTTATGTCCTTAAAATGTTAGGCAAGTCTTCAAGTGTTTTATTATTTGCCGCTTCTTGATACCCTGTACTTGCACTATCCCATGCCGCGTTAATTGCGTTAACGCCTGCATCACCCCCGGCGGCTAAATGCTGTTTCTTATGTGTTGTTGCTTTTGATAAAGAATCTAACTTGTCTTTATTATTTGCCAATTCGTTTGTTACGTCTGATATACTTGAACTTTGTAATGCCGCTTGTACTGCTCCGACAACACTAATACCAGCAAGTGCAGTTGTTAGTGCATTTGTACCACCGTTACCTCCATTCTTAGGAAAGAATGTATTTGCAACTCCACCTACATTTATTCCGCCAACATCTCCAATGGCTCCTTTAATAATTCCAAAGCCTTCTTGTCTAATTCCGTCCTTAGATAAATCTTTAACATTTCTTGCAGTGTTAGCCGCTTTTAATACTGTACCTAATAATGCACCTGGTGATGAAAATGCCGCTCCACTTGTAATATCGCCAAATACATCTGACGCTCCTGCGGCAACTCCACCTTGACCAAATAAACTTGTTGTGCCTCCGCCAGCAAGTGATAATGGACTTGGTGTTTTATCATAATGTTCTGTAGCAAATCCTTTTGGTGCAATTCCTTCAGATACTGCGCCTCTTGTGTACCATACTGTTTCAAACTGACAACTCATTGTACTTTGTACTAAACCACTTGCATCACTTTGATCCATTGTATCGTGTTGCCAACTATTAATAATAGGATTTACAAGTGTAAATGCTGTGTAACGTTTTCTCGACATTTGATATATGACGATACTGTCAAAGAAAGGTTTGTTACTATCATTATCAAAACCGTAACGGTATTGTGCCGCAGGAGAATCAGCATCTGCAAACGTGTTTGCTCTGTTATATGCAGAAGCAGTTGTGTTTGGACTACCTGCTGTATCAGTTGATGCATAGTTACCATCTTTGTAATAGTATCTATAATATGCTTCCCACATTGCAGTTGTAAGACCGTAGTTGTCATCATGGAAAACAAAATTACAAGGACTATAGTCTATACGCTTTTGTAAAATTCTTTTTCTATTGTATTGATGTTTTACTTCTGTAGTAATATCAAACTTAGGTAAGTCAACACTTTTAACTAACATATTAATTGTGTTAGAATGCTTCTCTGTTAACTGTGGTATAACTGACGATGCTTCTCTGTTAATATTAAAACTAACATGATATAAAAACTTATTTTTTGGTGCAAATTTAAATGCATCATTTACATATAATCGTGAAGCGTGTTGAAAGTCTGCAAGGTTACCTTTTGGACTTAATGCTCCAGATACAAGATTGTCGAGGAATGGTGTTAATCTATTTGACATACTAATATTTATCTAAAAAATAAAGTGGGTATAGAATAAAAAAGGCGCCTAAGCGCCTTTTCCATGTTTATTTTAAAACTCTTAAACTTGATTATACTGCGCCACCGCCAGTAACAAGCGTGTTTATAGTTCTGCCTACAGCAGTACCAATACCTGTTCCTTGTGGTGATTGTACAGCGTTATCGTATCTAATACTTAATGCTACACTAACTACGTCTGATGTTGCATATGCTAACTGATTGTAGTTTGCTGATTCTAAATAACAACCATATAACTCAAATGTCTCAAGCACATTAACTGTGTTTGCACCGTTACCACCGTCTAATATTTCAATACGTGTAACGAATTTGTAGTCTGCTCCTGATGCCGCACTTGATTGCTCAAAGAAATCAAACTGTTTCTGCAACTGTTCGCCAACAAGTTTTTGAACGTTGTTACTTACATCTTCACGTAAGTTTAATGTAATTGGTTCCCAAGTATGTTTTCCTGCAAGGAATACTTTTGAGTTGTATACATCAAGTGTAATCTGTTCAAAAGTTACGTTGGGTCTTGTTACATCGACAACTTGTTTAGTTAACTCAGTAGTTGGTGTTGACACTCCAAAATTTTCCAGTGACACCCTGAAGCGGTACTGCAATTTTGGCATTAACAAACCTTGTGAACTTGCACTTGCGTTGCTGTCCAAAGGTACTGTTAGTCTTGAAAGTGATGAAATTGCCATTTATTTGCTCCTATTACTTTTATTTATCATATTATAGGCCCGCTATTTCTCCAGTGTTTTTAAGTCTCAATGGAATGTAAATAAATTCCACTGCTTTCACTGGTTCAATTGCAATGTCTACATAAAGTTCGTTTCTATCAATTCTTGATGGAGTGTTGTTACTTTCGTCACACACAACTAAGAAGTCATATAACGCTCTTTGTCCTACAAGCTCAAGCATTAAACTATCCGCTTGTTGTTTGATCTCGTCTCTTGTTATCTTATCATTAGGTTCAAAAATGTAAGGCTTAGCAAGTTTGTTTAACTGTCCACGTAAGTAAATTACTAAACGTGCAACGTTAATTCTATCTAATGAACTTGCATTTTTTGCTCTTGTCTTTTGACCAAAGTTAACAAGACCTGCACCAGTTAAGAATGTTACTGGATTAACCCTGTTGCTATACAATGTATCTCTTTGACCTTCGTTAAGAGCAACTGTTTTAAACTCGCCTTCGTTATTAATAAAGCCTGCACTTGAAGCGTTAGTAATTCCACCACGTCTTGTTCCTGCTGGAGCAAACCATGGGTAACTAACTTGATCACTTAATGCAATAGTTCTAAGTATACCATGTGATGCCGGAACAACTACGTTGTTACCTGCATTATCACTTGTGAATAAACTTGGGTAAAATACACCTAAGTATTCGTCACTTGTTACTAATCCATTGTCGTTATCTTCAACAGCACCATTAACGTTTGTTGCCCAGTTGTTGATTCCTGTGGCATCACTTGCTAATCTCATTGGAGAGTCACCAACAACAAATGCTGTTAAGCCTCTGTCATTATTCAATGTAACCATTTCACCAATTAGCTCTGGATAAGCAGGAGTTGCTAATAAGTTAAAGATTCTTGATTCGTTATCTCTAATGTCTTGGTTGCTATTCATTAGTGCCTGTAACGCTTGTACAACAACTTTACGCTGTGCCTTACGACCAAATGTACCTGAACCATCACCCTGGTTAGCACTTTCAGTTACCCATCTATGTGGATAGTAAGCCGCCATTGATTCGTCGCTGTTACGTGCATTATCTTCTGCTACGTCAATTGAGTTACGTACAAATTTCTTAACATTAAATCCAGAACGTCTTAAGTTCCATAACAACATACCTTTTGGATATAGTGCTGGATCTGGAGCATCTGGGTCTAAGTAGTTACTTGCCGCTAAGTCTGCAATAGTACCTGCTGATCCACTGTTAGCACCTGCTGTGTTATAACGTGCATCACTAAACAACACACCATTCTCTGTAGTTTGGTCTGTGCTATCTCTTAATACCCATTTCAATGTAGTTCCATTGTATTGGTAAATTACAGGATAGTTTTCTAAGTCTGCTGTACTAATCCAAAGGTCTCCGTTTACAAGTGCTGAACCATCTGACTGTTTAGTTGGTTGTGTTGCACTAACAATTGGACCATTTGGTGAACTGTTTGGGAACCCTGTTGAGCTATCTTGGTAACCTACCCAAGTAGTTCCGTTGTGTAACATAATATCACACTCGTCAACAATACTGTTGTACCATAACTGACCATCTAATGCTAATGCACTTGGTGCATCATCACCTGCTGTGTATGATAGTACTTGCCAATTCGAAGCCATATACTGTTTAGGATTAGTT